CAACGAGATCCGTTCTCAGCTGACCTACGGTGGCGCTAGACCGAACCTCTTCCAGGTTCAGTTCAGCAACCCAGCGAACGGCGCTGGTGACCTGAAGGTCCCATTCCTCGTTCAAGCCGCTGAAATTCCAGCTGCTACCCTCAGCGAGATCCAGGTTCCATACTTCGGTCGTACAATTAAGGTCGCTGGTAACCGTACCTACGGAAACTGGACGGTCACCGTCATGAACGACGAAGACTACCTCATCCGTAACGCGCTTGAGCAGTGGTCCAACCGCATCAACTCCTTCGAAGGCAACATTCGTACCTTCGGCGGCCCAGAGTCCAGCCGCTATAAGTCGACTGGCCGTGTCACTCAAATGTCCAAGGACGGTCGTGCCCTACGCACGTATCGTTTCAATGGCATCTTCCCTGTTGACGTTTCTGGAATCGGCCTTAATTGGGCTGACAATGATCAGATCGAAACGTTCCAGTGCACGTTCGCTTACGACTGGTGGGACATCGACACCAGCATCACCGGCAATGCCGGCGGCGTCTAAAGATAGACTGTGAGGGGGAGGCATAACCTCCCCCACCATCCTTTTATGGAAGTAATCAACGCATGCAGCTATTTGGCTTTGAGTTCCGTCGAAAAGTAGACGAGAATCCAGCAACACAACCAGATTCATTCGCACCTGAGGTGAACGAAGACGGGGCTGTAAACATTTCCACCGGAGGTGTCTACGGCACTTCTATCGATCTAGACGGATCTATTCGATCTGAAGCCGAGCTAATTACTAGATACCGTGAAGCCGTCCAAAACCAAGAGCTAGATACGGCTGTTACGAAGATCATCAACGAAGCTATTGTGCAAGATGAAGACAACGAAGTTGTCAAGATCATTCTAGATAAGCTGGAGTTTGGTGATAACGTCAAGAAGATGATCTCGGACGAATTTACGTATGTCACGGATCTTCTGGATTTCAACATCTCTCCTTACAAGATATTCGAAAACTGGTACGTCGACGGCCGGCTGTACTATCACGTGATCATCGATCCGAAAGATCCGAAGGCGGGCATCAAGGAGATGCGTTATCTGGATCCGCGTAAGATCCGCAAAGTCAAAGAGACCAAATCGAAGCGCATGGCTCAAGGCGTTGTGGTCAAAGAAGTTGCCAAAGAATATTACATCTACTCTGACCGTATTCTGAATACGAAGCAGGTTTCTGGCAACTCGACCAACGACGGGGCTCTGAAGATTGCTAAAGACTCGATCATCCATGTCACATCGGGGCTCACCAGCCCTAATGGTGATATGATCCTGTCGTACCTTCAAAAGGCGCTGCGCCCACTGAATCAACTGAGGGCCCTAGAAGATTCCTTGGTCATTTACCGTATCTCTCGTGCGCCAGAGCGCCGGATCTTCTATATCGACGTTGGGAACCTGCCAAAGGCCAAGGCTGAACAACACCTACGCGACATCATGAACAAGTTCAAGAACAAGCTTGTTTACGATTCAGCCACTGGCGCAATCAAAGATGACCGCAAAGTTATGACGATGCTGGAAGATTTCTGGCTGCCACGTCGTGAAGGCGGTAAAGGCACCGAGATCACTACTCTTCCAGGCGGCCAGAATCTTGGCCAAATCGATGACATCACATACTTCCAGAAGAACCTCTACAAGTCTCTGAACGTGCCGATCAGCCGTCTCGACTCAGAGCAGGCTTTCAACCTTGGTCGTTCTAGCGAGATTTCTCGTGATGAGCTGGAGTTCTCCAAGTTCATTACACGCCTCCGTGCTTCGTTCTCGCAGCTGTTTGTCAAGACGCTTGGCACACAGCTGATGTTGAAGAACATTGTCACCCCAGAAGACTGGGAACAAATCAAGGGCAAGATTCGCTTTAACTTCAACAAAGACAATTTCTACGAAGAACTAAAGGAAACTGAGATTCTTCGCGAGCGTATTACTATGCTTCAACAGATCGACGATTATGCCGGCAAGTATTACTCGCATAAGTGGGTTCGTACTAAGGTCCTTCGTCAGACTGAAGAAGAAATCAAAACAGAAGACAAGGAAATCGCCAAAGAAGTCGACGTTCCTCAATATCAATCAGTAGAAGATGCTGCGCCTGGAACTGATGGAGGACCTGGTGATGGTCAAATAGATCAGCCACCAGCGCCCGGTACACCAGTTGGACCAGATCGCTAATCTTATAAATAAGGTAATTGGAGATTTATACTATGCCACAAGATCAACGTATTCTAGACATCATCGCCGCGTCTTCTGAAAAGAGACCAGCCGATGTTGGTGCTGTTGTCGACGAACTAATCGGAGAGCGTATTCACGCTTTGATCGATCAGAGGCGTGATGACACACGCGCTGGGTTCTTCCCAGAAGACGACTCCTAATATTAACTACAACACCGAGGAAGCACAATGGCGAAGACGCTAAAGACAATTCTAGAAACATACGCTCCTCGATCAGTAGACGAGAAGAGGTTCATTGACAAGCACGTAGTTGTCAAGCATGCCGACCGCAACGGAAATGGTGATGAGGTTTTCAAAGCCTCCAACATCAAGACCGTCAAGCGCGCTCATGAGCATGGTTATGACGCCGGCAAGGATGCCGCAGTCTACGAAGAAGCCGAACAAATCGACGAACTGCTAGGTGTGCGTTTCGGCAAGAAGCAATCGCAGCTATACCCACATATGAGTGATGTTCTGCAACGCCATGCAGAAAATAACGGCGCTGTTCATAAAGGTCTTGGCATCGGTCTTCCTAGCCATGGTCATAACATCGAACACCATAGACCAGATATCGAAGCGCACCCAAGATTTAGGGAAGCTGTAGACGTGTGTGATGAAGATAATCCACACTACAGCCACGAGCTCAAACATGAAATTGAACATCCGGCTGTTCAAGAAATTGCTAGACACCATGGCCTTAGCAGTTTCCAGGCTCATGACTATTGCAGCCGCGGTCCGTTCCACCGTCGGTGGGGTCACCTAAACTTTGACAAATATTCGCCAACAGATGGGCCAACGAGCCCGTATTTCGATCGCCACCACGACCGTCAACCACATGAACACGACTAAGGGCGCCAATGACACAGAACCTCGAAGAGAGTGTAAAGATCGTCAAGAATGCCCTGGAAGCCGGCGGGGTTTACCCAGATACCGTAAGCAGAAACAATGATGGTCACATCATTGTTCGCGACGGTTTCTTCTACAAATCCGGTCGGACTTCTGAAGGCCACGCTCACAAGATCAAAAAGGCGCTGGACGCTGCTGGCATCAAACACTCCATTGTCGACAACGGCGAGCATAACGCTCCGTTCCGCGGAGGCGCCTCTGTAGCCAAGTCATGCCACTTCTATACGCATGTCAAGCTGCACGAAGATGCGCTAGAGGAAGGTAATGTGCCTTCTCACTTGTATCACAAGCCTAGATATGTCGCCAATCCGTCGGCCATGGCCGGCGATCATCACACTACTCCTGAGCAGCGGCGCGCTGACAAGGCGAAGAGGTTAAAGGCTAAAGCCTCTGTCAATGAGAACGCAGAAATCAACGAAGTTTCCAAAGATCTCCTGAAGCGCTATGTCGCTAAAGGTGATAGGTCGTACGATAACCTTCTTGACAAAACGCTCGACTCTTGGAAATCCGCCGAGGATAATGAAGATCGACCAGCAGAGCGTCGTAAGCACCAGGCCAACGCTGTCAGGCTTGGTCAGAAGGCTGACCGCCGTGCTCTCAGCCTCAACAAGGCAGACGCGCGATTGACGGAAGAAATGGGCCCACAGGAAGCACACTTCCGCAAGCATGGGTTTTACAGCCATCTGCTCAAAACACCTACGAAAGAAGAAGCTGTGCAACACGCCCTGAATAAAATTAACGATGCTTTTGGCAAGAAATCCGTTAAGGAAGAAATCCTAGGCGAAGCGTATCCATCCGCTGCTGCAATGTCCAGAAAAGCCAAGGCTGTAAAGCAAGCCCGTGCTGTTGCAAATGGTTATGCTAACCAGAAGTCTGGCAAGTGGTCCTCGCAATCCTACAAGACAGAAGATGGTCGCTGGGCTTCGAAGGACGTCAAGGAAGAAACCCTGGTTGAAAGATACAAGAGGGCGACGGGCCGTGCCACATTGCGCGAGGCTTCAGCTGGGACTCTCGTCAGCACTAAAGGCAGTGACAAGGCCAGCCGTTACGAGATGCATACTAATATGCCTGGCGAAGCCAGTGAATATTCTTCCATTATCAAAACTCATCAAGATGGTAAGCCTCTTCAAAATCAATGGGGTGGATACAACACACTTCGCACCGGTAAAACCGCGTACGTGAAGAAGCACTTTGATAAGCTTGATGAAGAAGTTCTTGACGAGGGTGCGCAAACCCGCTCAGGCGCTTTTGCTTTTACACACACTCCGGGTGATACGGATTCTGAAGAAAAGCTAACCAAGCTGAAGAAAATGGTCAAGGCTCATAACACTGCGGTTGACGAACACAGCAAACTTCGCGTTACCGCGCGAGGCCGCCTAGGTAAAGATAATCCCGAGGCGGCCAAGTATCGCAAGGGCGGCGAAGTTTGGAACGCAAAATCTCGGCCAGCCGGCACATACGACGACAATCATAATTGGACCCCCAAAGCAGATGGATCCAGAAAACGTGGTGATATGCGAGACCTTCCGATGAAGGATGCCAAACACCATGACATCTATGTTCACCCAGCCCCTCAGGGTTGGGATAAACCTGGGTTCCAAGAACGTTACGCGAAAGACCCGTACAATAAAATCTCTACGAACCATGCTAAGAGCCTGATTTCTGCCCACAAGGCTATTTGTGAAGAAGCCGGACTAATGGAGGCCCGTCCTGATTTCTACTATCAGGAATGGCCAGGCCAAAAGCCAAAGAAGGCTTTCAATCTAAGCAAGTACCTCGAGAACAACGCCAAGCGCCAGGCTGCACTTAAAAAGAAGGCAGTGGCTGAAGACGTCGAACAAATCGATGAGCTGTCCAAGGCGACACTTGGATCGTATGTCAAAAAAGCATCAAACGACGTGGCAAGCAAGGCTGTAGAATACGGCACGAAGAAGGCAGAGCGCGACGAGGTTGATCGTATCACCAACCGTCACATGAAGTATGCTGACAAAGACACCGTTCATCAGGCCCTTAAAACCACGTCTGACGATGTTGAGGCTCCACGTGTGAAAGCCGCTAAGCGTATCGGCGGGATCGCCAAGGCTGTAGGCAAACTGACCAACGAAGAAACCACGTATAGCCACGTTGCTATTCGTAGCAAGACTGGTCACGACGAGTTCAACAAGCACGTTTCAGATGTGAGCGCAGCTCTACGCCAACATATGGCTGCGCATGGCAATGCACCTTCAGCTGAAGGTGGACAAGGTAACGATAATACTGCCACCTTCACCAACATGACTGATGATCACAAAGCTGCGGCAAAAAAGTTCATCGATCAACACAATTCGCACCACGCCTATTCAATTGAACTTAAGGAAGACGTCCAGCTGGATGAAGCCCCTTACTACTCGCTAGAGGCTTCCAAGGCCCGTATGGCCAAGGAAAAGGCCAGGGCGACTGCTAAGGCAGCCATTGCTGCTGCTAAGAAAGATTCGTCTATCGCCAGAAAAGAGGCTAGGGAAAACAGATCTCTTCATATTGCGCGGCACATTGAAGCAGAGGTGGGCAACCACTATCCCGACTCAGATGGTTTCGAAGCAATCAGCAACAAGGTAAGGAAGATGGGCATCCCTCATCATGAAGTGATTGATCACCTAGATAAAGCGGCCCGCAAACACCTCGGCGCCAAGAGCTTCGATCATTACGTGGACAACGTCCACAAAGACGCACAAGGATCTAACTAATGGCTGTATCTCCGAACATTGTCATCAACCGTGAAAACTCGTCTGCAGTATTTCACTTTAACGCTAATACTTCCGGTATTGTCATCGCAGGAAATAACTCGGTCAGTAACGTTGCCATCGAGGAAGAAGTAATCAATGGTGTGACAATCACGCAGGCAACCTATGGTTCTACGCCTGGTGCATATTGGCACATTCAACGCGGGGCCAATACAGTTCTTGTTTTGGATTCCACCGGGTTTATCGATTTTGCTGGCATTGGATTGCCCATAAATAGAGACATCGCTGCGGATCTTTCCGTGACACTAATTCCACCTGAAGGCAGCGTTGTTGCCTCAAAGGGCTTTCTTGTCCTCGAGGTGCAAAAACAAAATGCCCGTCTAGAATATCTAGCCGACTAAGGAGACGACCACTATGAAGCTGTTCCTAGACATCGCTGAGGACGTTCAGTACATCGAAGAAGCCACCGGCGAAGATGGAAAGAAATCCCTGTTTATCGAGGGTGTCTTCCTGCAAGGCGGCATCAAGAACCGTAACGGCCGTATGTACCCATCTCAAATTCTTGAGAATGAGGTTGCCCGTTACACCAAGGAGTCGATCGCTGCTAACCGTGCCTATGGCGAACTTGGTCACCCATCTGGCCCAGCCATTAACCTTGACCGCGTCTCGCACATGATCAAGGAACTTCGCAAAGATGGCAACAACTACATCGGCAAAGCCAAGATCATGGAAACTCCGATGGGCAACATCGTTCGTAACCTGATCAAAGAAGGTGCCGGTCTCGGTGTTTCCTCCCGTGGTATGGGTACGCTAAAAGCCCAGAACGGACTCATGGAAGTCCAGAATGACTTCCGCCTCGCAACCGCTGCTGACGTTGTCGCAGACCCATCCGCCCCAGATGCTTTCGTTCAAGGTATCATGGAAGGTGTCGAGTGGATCTGGGAAAACGGTATCTTTAAGCAGGCAACTCTAGAGACGGCCGTCCAGGTCATCGAAAATCACGCTGCTGCACGTACATTAGACAACGATCGTAAGATGAAAATCTTCGAAGCGCTCCTGTCTGGTCATACAAATCAGTAATTTATAAATACAACAGAACATTCCCAAAGGAGCTGTCGATGCCTAAAGACAACAACCCAGAAATCGAAATTGATGACAACGACCTAGATCTCGATCTAGAAGACATCGGTCTCGACGAACTTGATATGGACGGTGATGACGAAATGGTTGTTGCTGAGCAAACCGCTGCTGCCGCAACGATCGCTGCTAAGCCATCTCGTACTGCAACCCTCGCTAACCTGGTTAGCGCTGCTGCAAACATGTCCGACGAGGACCTGAATCACTTTGCTGCTTCTATTGCACAGCCTACCAACCCAATCGATGGTGGTGCGGCTGCAAAGAACAAGGCGTCGATCGCCACGAAGACTGTCACCAAGGAAGAGCTTGACTCTCTCTTCGGTGATGAGCTTTCTGAAGACTTCCGTGACCAAGCAACGACTCTGTTCGAGTCCGCTGTGAATGCACGTGTCGGCCTCGAGGCTGCTGCCCTGGCTGAAGAGCTTGAGGCTAAGTATGCTGAGACGACTAACGCTCTGGAAGAGGCATATGCCGCAACTCTGGAAGAAGAAGTTTCTGCCCTGACCGACAGCCTGTATGAGCAGATTGATTCCTATCTCAACTATGCTGCTACCACCTGGGTTGCAGAGAACGAAGTCGCCATCGACGTCAGCCTACGTGCTGAGATCGCTGAAGACTTCATGGGCAAAATGAAGGACCTGTTCCTTGAACATAACCTTAACATCCCTGATGAGGCAGAAGACGTCCTCGCTGAGATGCTTGAAGTCAACGAAGGCCTTGAGACTGAACTAAATGCAGCCCTAGAGCAAATTATCTCCCTGAAGGAAGATAAGCTCGTTGCAGGTGTCGAGTCTACCTTCGCTGAAGAGACTGTTGGTCTCGCTGCTACCCAGATCGATCGCATTCGTACCCTCGCCGAGGGCATTGAGTCTGATGACCTGGATACCTACACCAAGAAGCTTCGCCAGATCAAAGAATCCGTCACGAAGAAGGCTACGCCTTCCACTGGCATTCTGATCGAAGAAGCTCCTGCTATCTCCGAAGATCAACTGATCGAAGAAGTTGCTCCAGCTAACGTCAACCCACAGGTTGCCCGTTACATGGATGCAATCTCCCGTACGTCTCGTCCTAAATAACGCGACAAAGAAGCGCGTTAGAAACCAAGCTTTTATAAATAAACTAGAATATACCTCTAAAGGGAGTTTACCAAAATGCTACAAGAAGACCTGAACAACAAGTGGGGACCCCTGCTGGACCACGCTGATCTAGGTGTCATCAAGGATGATCACCGCCGTCGCGTAACGGCTGTTCTGCTTGAGAACACCGA